TTATATCCCGTGCAATACTATATCGACTTTGCGAGCGGATCTGTTGAGCTGGATCCCAAAGAGATTGTTCACCTGCACGGATACAACCCAGAGAGTTCGACGCTGGGATTATCACCGCTGGAAACGTTGAGGCGGGTATTGGCAGAAGAGCACGCGATGGGTGACTATCGGGAGCATTTCTGGAAAAACGCGGCACGGATGAGTGGAATTATCGAGAGACCTGCGGATGCACCTGAGTGGGGTGAAGCGGCGCGTCAACGATTCAAACAGGAATTCGAAGCGTTGTATTCGGGATCCGAAGGATCGGGGAAAACTGCAATTTTGGAAGATGGAATGGTCTGGAAGCAGGCATCGTTTAGCGCAGAGGAATCGGAGTATTTGAGCGGTCGGAAGCTTACCCGAGAGGAATGCGCACGGGCTTACCATATTCCACCACCACTTGTCGGGATCTTAGACCACGCGACGTTTTCTAACATCAAAGAGCAACATAAGTCTCTTTATACCGATACACTCGGTCCGTGGTTAGCTCAGATTGAAGAGGATTTCGAGTTGCAATTACTGACTGAATTTGAGGATAGCGACGGGGTTTATGTCGAGTTCAATATCGCTGAAAAATTACAGGGTGATTTCAGCGAACAAACTGCGAGTTTGTTCAGCGCGGTCGGGCGTCCGTGGATGACCGCTAACGAGGCAAGGGCAAGAATGAATTTGCCACGCGTCGAGTTTGGGGATGATCTGGTGACACCGCTCAACGTTTTGGTGGGGGATCCGACGCTGGGAGCTTTGGGATCAGGTGAGGAAAACGAGGTGGAAAGCCAAGAACCGAAAGCCAAAGCGAAAAATCGGGGTATAGAGATCCTTCTACCCGAACAAAAGGAAAAATATACCCAAGAGTGGAAAAAGACGCTTACACGTCTTTTCAATCGCCAGCAAGCGTCCATTTCGAGCAAGCTTAAAATGGCACCCGACATCAATACGCTTTGGGACGGGGAGCGATGGAATCAGGAAGCAACCGCTGATTTTACAAAGCTCGGATCCGAAACGTTTTATACGTGGGCTGATGCGATGGCAACTGAGCTGGGATATAAGCTGGCAGAAACCGATTACGAGGACTGGATTTACAACAATGCGAGGATCTTTGCCGAAAAGCTAAACCAGTCAACCGCTTACGGATTGGAAGAAGCGTTGCGGTCGGAAAATCCGCTGGATGAAGTCAAAAAGTATTTTGCTTATGCGGTCGCAGTTCGAGCGGGGATGATCGCTATCTCGAAAGTCAATCAGCTAATGAACGTCGGGACTTGGATGGCGGCACGGGACGGTGGTGCGATGACAAAGACGTGGATGCTGGGCGCAGGCGGCAATCATCGGCACTCGCATATCGCGGTGGCGGGTGAGACCGTCGGTATTCGGGATCGTTTCAGTAACGGGTTGCGTTACCCTGGCGACTATCAGGGATCGGCAGAGGAAACGGTAAATTGTGGATGTTATTTGAGATACGGGAGTTGACAAAATGAAAACAAAAACGTTTCAATCGCAAATTGAGCTAAAAGCGGATGGAAAAGAGGGTGAATTTCGGGCGGTCTTTTCGACGTTCAACGTGATCGACTTGGACGGGGATGTCACGCTTGCTGGGGCATTCAAAGACGGTCAAAAAGTCAGGATCTCTTATTGGGGTCACCGCTGGGAAGATCTACCCGTTGGGGTTGGTGAGATCCACTCGGATGATGAAAAAGCGTGGGTTGATGGTCGCTTTTTCTTGGACACCCACGCGGGTTTGGAAACCTATAAGACCGTCAAAAATCTGGGTGACCTACAACAATGGTCTTATGGTTTTGAGATCATCGAGAGCGATGAAGGGAAATTTGAGGGTCAGGGCGTCCGATTCCTGAAAGAGCTGGACGTGATTGAGGTCAGTCCCGTTCTACTGGGAGCTGGAATTGGCACGTTTACCGAGATGATCAAAAACAAAAAAGAGGATGAGGTAATTCCAGACGAATCGCATATTACCGAAGTCGAGGTCAGCGATGATAAGACGAGCGGCGGCGGGTTGTCTGCTAACGATTACAAACAACTATTCGAAAATCTATTTGATTCGGGAGGTCAAAATGAATGAGAAATTACTGCAAATTAAGAAATCGGCGCAGGCAATTTATGACGCTTGCATCGTAGAGGATCGCGAACCGACTGATGAGGAACGCGATCAGCTCAAAAAGCTCTATGACGAGGGCAAAGAAATCCAGCAACGGATTCTCGAAAAGAATGCCGATGCCGAATTGAAAGCCGCGATCATGGGCTTGGATGCTAAAGAGTATCAGCCAGAGCGCAAGGGCAATACGCTTGGTCATCAAGTGATCGAGAGTTTGGTTTTCAAGAACTGGATGAAAGCGATTGCTCCCAACGGTCGGATTCCCGACAGTATGAAGGGCATCGTTTCACCACCGATCGAGGTCAAGGACTTCGGGCTATTTACCAAAACGCTCGTGACGGGAGCCAGCGACACATCAGCTGGGGCATTGATTCAAAACGATGTCAGCGGGATCATCGAAACGATCGGGCATTACCCGAGAGTGGCACGGGATTTGATCTCGGTCTTACCGACCAGCTCGGATACCGTTGAGTATGTCCAGCAAACCGCTCAGGTCAGTCAGGCGGCACCAACGGCGGAAGCGACATCGCTGTCGGATGGCGCGAAACCCGAAGGGGCGATGGCACTCGCTAAAAAGACGACACCCGTCGAAACAATCGCAGTCTGGATCCCGATCACCAAACGGGCGTTGTCCGACGCACCGCAGGTACGGGAAATCATCAATCAGGATTTGCTTGGGGATCTGGCGGATGAGCTTGAAAACCAGATCTTCAACGGCGATGGTAGCTCACCAAACTTGAAGGGAATTGCAACCTACACCAATGCATCCGACGGTCTGTTAGAGCAAGCCTACGCAACCGATCTGCTCACGACCACTCGCAAAGCAGTTACCAACCTGCTGAAAAACGGCAAGGATCGACCAACGGCGTGGGTTATGAGTCCAGCCGATTGGGAAAGCTTCTGCCTGTTGCAGGACGGGGATAATCGCTATTACTTCGGGGGTCCGTTGTCAGCCGCTCAGGATCGGCTATGGGGAATTCCCGTTGTGGTTTCCTATCACGTGGCGGATGGTTTTGCCTATCTGGCTAACTGGAAGCGGGCACGATTGTTTGATCGTCAGGCGGCATCGATTTCGATCTCGGATAGCCACTCAGATTTCTTCATCAAGAATCTTGTGGCAATTCTGGCGGAATTGCGTGCGGCATTTGCGATCACCCGACCAGCGTCATTTGTGAAAGTCGATTTGACCGCAGTCTAATTTGATTGAAAAAGCTGGGACGGTTTTGGAACCGTCCCAGCGAGAGGAACGGTGATGATAGAAAAAGACAATCCGATCATTCGGGTCGTGTTGGATAGTGGCAAGATAGTCTGGATGAAATTACAGGATGCTATCGACGCTGGATTGATCGAAGCGACGGAAAAACCGATTGAGGATAAAAGACGGGATCCGCAGGGACACAAAATGCGGAAACGGGATAGGCGGTGAGTATGTTCTGCACGGTTCAAGATCTGGAAAATCTATTGCAGGTTGATATCCCAACCGAAAAGACCACGAGCGCAGAAGCGGCAATCAAATCGGCAACCGAAGCGATCCGCAATTACTGTCATCAGTATATTAGCGCAAAAACCAATGAGACGCTTTACATTGACGGTAACGGAAAGACACGGCTATTTCTACCCGAATTACCCGTTACGGGCATTACAAGCGTTGCAGATGGCTTAGAGACGCTTACAGCGGATGACGACTATAAGCTGGGTCAATACGGCGTGCTTTACCGTTTGGGTGGAAACGTTTGGACGGAAGGGATCCAAAACATCAAGATCGTTTATTCTCACGGTTACGATCCGATCCCAGATGACATCGTTTCAGTTTGTGCGAGAGCGGCATCCCGTGTCTATCAGGCGGGATTGAAATCCGAAGCAATGAACGGGATCGCGGTTCAATCGCTGGGGTTGGGTGACTACTCGGTTACCTACGGTCAGGAAAACATCGGTGAGGGCTACGCTGGGGTCAGCGGCGTTCGACTGCTATTGATGAGCGAAAAAGATATTTTGAACCGATACAGGTTGGTGAGCCAATGATCGAGACTTTGCTAAATAAACGAATCGAGGTTCACTCATTGGTGCGAACCGATGACGGTCAGGGCGGATGGACGGAATCCTATCAAGATTCGGGCGTCATTCTATCGGGTCGGGTTCGACCGAGATCTGCATCGGAGCGGGAAATGGCTGGATCCGAGTATTCAGAGATCAGCCACGTGGTTTACACGCTTTCTCCACCGAAACGCGGCAATCGCTTGGTGATTGACGATTTGACGCTGGAAGTGATTGCAGTCCGCAATCCGTCTCTCATGGGTCATCACTACGAGATCGATTGTAAAGAGATCCAAGCGGGAACATCGCTTACTGGTTCATAGGTGGCGGGGAAATTTTCTGATGGCAACCGAAGTATTCATTACCAAATGGGATCCGAAAGTCGTAAAAGCCTGGATTGCCGATATTATCGAGAACCGAATGGATGCGGCGGCAAAGTTTGTTGAGGATGACGCACGGCGGCGGTTGTTGGCAATCAAGAAGCCCGACACGAAACGCGACGTCAATTATCGCAATTACTTGGCTGGCTGGATCCTGACGCATCAGGTCGAAAACGATGGAAAAAAAGTAAGTGGATTGATCGGGATGAAGATCGGTAAAGAGGGTCAGAGGCATCACGGTTTTTACATTGAGACGGGATCGTCAACCGCACCAGCTCAACCCTATTTGAGACCAGCGTTGATCCAAAATGCGAGGGAAATAATGAGGATTTTGACAGAATGATTACAAAAGCGATTTACCAGAGGTTAGCGGGTGATGCGACGCTGACTGGGATGCTATCGACGTATAAAACGAAACCAGCGATCTTTACGGTGGATCCAGCACCAGAGGATGCCGAATTCCCGTATATTGTTACGGCGGGTTCACCCGTCCAGACACCATACGACACAAAGACGTCGCAGGGGCGTCAAATCTGGCGGGACGTCCGATGCTATACAGATAAAAGCGGAAGCGCGGCAACCGTCGAAAGTATTGCCGAGCGGGTTAGAGAGCTTTTGCATCGGCAGAATTTATCGGATACCGCGTTCAGCACGATTTGGGCTGAATGCGAGGGACCGACCGTTGCGGATGACGGTGAGAGCTACGGTCGGATTGTAACTTTGAAAATAACGGTTGTTGAACAATAGCAACTTAATTAAAAAGATGGAGGTTAAAAATGAGTTTACCTATTTCAGGATCGGATGTATTGCTTTATGTGGGATCCAATCCCGTTGGATACCAGAGGGACGTGTCATTTGAGGAAGTGACAGAGGAAATCGATGTCAGCTCCAAAGAGGAACGAGCCAAGCGGGTTCTGGCAGGTCGTTACAGCTCATCGGTGACGCTGGAAGCGTTGTTTGTCCCAAACGATATTGCTTATACGGCGTTGCAATCAGCCATGCGTGATGGTACGACCGTGACGATCGCTCGTTACAAAGACGGGACAGAAGTCGAACATGCAAACGCGATCGTTACCAATTTATCGGAAGCGTACCCAGATCAGGAAGGGGCAACCTGTTCGGTATCTTTGGTGGTCGATGGCGAGTGGGCGACACCAATCTAATCGGTGAGGAAATGAGATGAGTGCGAGAAGTGAAAAATTCATCAATGCGGGTGATCGCGAGGTCAGGATCCTATTCACCAATCGAGCGATTGCAGAAGCGGAAGGGCGGCTGGGAAAATCGGTTATCCAGCTGGCAACCGAATTTGACAAGGGCGGAACGGGCGTGAGCGAAATTGCGATCCTGTTACGCGCAGGGATGGAAGCGGCGCGGCGTGAAGATCGTCTGGGCGGTAATCCTATCTCACTCGATGACGCTTATCGGGTTCTGGATGAGGTCGGATTTACTGACGTTGCAATCGCAGTAATGACAGCGATCTCGGAAGTGCTCAGTTATAAGCAGGATCAGGAAAAAAACTGAATCAGGAAACCGAACCATTTACTTGGGACGGTTTCCTGACCGAAGCACTCAAAGCGGGGTGTTCTGTTCAGGAATTTTGGGACATGACACCCAAAGAAACTTACCAGCTCATCGAAGCTTTTGCGTGGCGACAAGACCGTGACTATCGGTTGCGGATCTTGCAATCTTGGCATACGGCGGTTCTATCGAGGGCAAAACGGATCCCGAAGTATCAAGAGCTGTTACCGAGACAACCGCAAGAATTGACCAAAGAGGAAAAGAGACGCAGGAAAGCAGAGTTTGAAGAGATCGTAAAACGGATGGATGAAAAATGGCAGAACAAGCGGCGTTAGGTGAGGCAGTTGTCGCAATCCGCGCGACGATGG